GGCGTCGGGCAGCTCGATGACGCTGGCCAGGCGCGGCAGGATGACCGGAGCCAGCATCGGCGCGGCCTGTAGCGCGTTCGTCAGCAGCTCGGCCGTCTCCTGACGCTGGGTCGTCACGCTCGGACCGGTCGAGACGGTCACGTCGTAGCGCCCAACAGTCAGGTCGATCCCGCCGGCCTGATTGATAGCCACAATTTGTGGCTCCATCTTCTTGCCGAGGATGCGGATCTGGCGGGGCGCGTCGTAGATCGTCGGGATAAGGTCGATGATGACGCGGCCCGTCTCTTCGATCGCCTCCATCACGTTATCGACGAAGGTATAGGTCCCAACGTCCCCTTCCCGCTGGCGGGCGGTGATGGCCTTACCGGACGTCTCGTTGCTCTTCGCGCCTAGGCTGGCGTCGAAGATCCCCGTGGTGGACTTGATGTCGTCGGCAGACTGGAGCGCCTCTTGGACCCAGCCCGAAGACGGAGCCGGCGGCGGCTGGCGCTGCGGAGCTCCACCCGGGGCAGAGGCATCCGGGTTGAAGTACAGGACCGCCGGATTACCGTTGGCCGCGCTGGCCCACTGCTGTTCGAAGCCCTGAACCATCTTCGGCGTGACGAGCCACGGAGCCTTGGGCTGCGAGGCGACCGTCTCAGCATTGGCCGAGCGGGCGAAGGTGTGCAGGCGGATCGCGTCGCGGGCGTAGGTCAGAACGCCGTTGCGGATGCGCTTGGAGCCGATGCGGGCCTCTTCACCCCAAACCGGGATGATGGGGATACGGTCGCCGGCCCACTCGCTCTTCTCGAGCACGTCCGCGCCAGAGACGAGATACATGCACACTCGCTTGCGGGCCGACTTGCGCTTGCGCGGTTGGCCTTCCGCATCCAGCGCGGGCAACGCGCCGGGCGGCAGCGGGCGCTTATCGTCAGCCCAACGGGTCGAGCCGTCCGACAGCAGGTAGAGGTCTTTCACCTCCTCCTTGACGCACCAATATTCTGCGATGCGGATGGTGTTCTCGCACACCCACTCGCCGTCGTAGTAGGCTGAGCCCTCCGCGTAGAACTCGATCGACGCCTTGCCCTTGAAGCGCTTGTTGAACTCCTCGCGGGGCATGTCGTCGTAGACGAAGCAGAAGCGGGCGTCGCGGCAGGTCGCATCCTCGGCCGCCGGGTCGTAGATGACCGACAGCGGGTTGAGGATCGGCTTGATCAGGATCTCTTGATCAAAGCTGTCGGGCGAGACGTAATCGGTCGTGACGCGCCAGAAGCCCATGTTGCCGCGGGCGGCGTCCTCGCCAGCCTTGGCGTAGATGCGCTTGGCCTTGGATCGCTGTTCGATCGAGCGCACCAGGCCTTCGATGATCGCGGCGACCTGAATGTCCCCGTCTTCCGAGGGGCTGACGTTGATGGCCGGCGGCTGAAGGCGCAGCTCGTTGGCGACCTGGCGCGTGATGGTCCGCGATTTGTTGATCGTGAGGCAGATGCGCCCGTCGCGCTCGCGGGCTTCCTTGACGCCCTTGGGCCAGACGCCATCGCGCACACGGCCGTCGCCCGTGTCGGCTTCGAACTGAGCATCAGCCAGCGCGCGATCGCGGTTGTCCTTGTCGGCCTGATAGGCCTCATCCCATCGGGCGCGGACTTCCTTCAGGAGGTCGCGTTCGGTCACAGACTCAGCCAACCGCCGCCTCCTGTGTTGATCGGCCGGAACGTCTCGGCCTTTGCCTTCTGGGGCTCTTCGTAGGCGACGCACATCAGGCCGAAGGCGTCGGCCGCGTGCGATGACCAATCGTGCTCAGGACCCAGGCCGATGTTGCGCGCTTCGTCCCGGCGCTCGTGGTATGCGCCCAGGGCGTCAATCCCCGGGCCTGCAGTCGCCTCGTTGAACCAGATGCGAGGGAAGAGACGGCGAGCCGCCTCAATCCGCTGCATCGCCGCGCCCTTGCCTTGGTTCTTCACCACCTCAACCGGGAAACCCGCTTCCCTGACGTGATCCTCGAACCGGACGGCGGTGATGTGGTTGTGGTTCTGTCCGTCGTGCGGCAGGACGCAAAGCGCGTCGCCGTAGCCCTTCGACCGAAGCCAGTTGAGGTGCGCGGCCAACGGCTGGCCAGACGCCTCGTAGAAGTCCACCACACGGATCTCTCGGCCCACGAACTGCGCGACCCAGATAGCCGTCGCGTCCCGCGTGCCGATGTCCCAGAAGGCGCGGTACTGCATCAGCGGATCGGCGGCGACGTTGCCGATGCGCCCGTCTGCGCGAGCCTTCGTCAGGCTAGCGGCGTAATAGGCACCCTCGAAAATCTTGACGTAATCGCCTTCCCAGACGTGATCGTATTGATCCGGCCGGTCCCGCTGGTCATCCTGGCGCTCGGTCTCGAGCTCGGCCGGGAACCACGGGTTGTCGCTGTAGTTCGCTCGCACCACGACCGCGTTGCTCGGCGGGCTTGGCCCTCTCAGCAGCGCATCAACCGCATCAGTCTTGCGCCGCGGGTTCCACGAGAACCACAGCTCAGAGCCGGGCTTCCGGATCGTCGGGCGAAGCAGCGTCAGGCTGTGTTGACTGAGCGATTGCGCCTCTTCCACCCAAGCGACGTCGAAGGCCTCGAACGACTTCACCGTTTCCGCGGTGTGATCCTGCATCCCCTGGAATGCGATGACGCCGCCGCCTGGCGTGTTGATTTCAGTTTTCAGGCTGTCGAACTGGCCTTGAACGCCAAGGGCCGCGATCTTGTCCTCAATCAGCTTCTTGACGGACTGCTTCAGCGAGAGCTGCACCTCTCGAACACAGAGGATGCGCGTTCCCGGCTGCATCAAGCAGCGCTCTACGGCCATCTCGGCGAAGAAGTGCGACTTGCCCGAACCACGACCGCCCCAAGCGCCCTTGTAGCGGGCTGGCGGGAGCAGCGGGGCGAAGACCCTAGGCGTCTGGATTTGAAGCTGGGTCAACGATGGTGCGGACGATGCTGGTGATCTGCACCGGCCCGCCGTCTCCGTCCGTGTGTTTCATCTGCACCGCCTCGCCGTAGCGCTTCGGAGCCATCTTCGCCGCGAGCCACTTGCGAGCGTCGATCCGAAGGCGAGAGCGCTGTACGATCTCGTGGTTGATCGCCTCGCGGCCATCTTCGACAGTCACGTCGGCCGCGCTGTCGTCAGCGATGTCGAGGATCTCGTCAGCAAGGGTGTCGGCCTGAGCTTCGCGCGCGTGCGCGTACTGTTCGCGAAACGCCTCATTCTGGCTCAACCAGCGACAAACCGTCGAGGCGTTCGGCATCTCCTCATCGCTGCAAATCTTCCGAAGGCTCTTGCCCTCTATGAGCTGCTCGCAGATGTGGTTGGCCATCTCTGGCGTGAAGTCGCTCGGGCGACCCATGGGGCTATCCGTCTATGCGCCGGTCCATGACCAGCTATCCGGCTTGCCTCTGATGGCTCCGGGGTTGAGCAATTCGATGCGGTTTCCGTAACGGACGAAGACGGGTTCGCCTTGGGGGCGCTCTCCGCTTTCCGGCGGGAAGAGCCAGTCGATGATGTCCTTGGCTCGCGGTCTCATGCGTACGATCCCCCAGCAACGGGTGCAGATCGTGTGGCCCCAGCCGTCCCGCTCAGTGCGGACTTCACAGCAGGGGGAAATCATCGAGGTTCTCGCGGGAGCTGCGTACGAGCTTTCACCGCATGAAGCCCTCACTGTGGGGGAGGATTCGGCCTCCCGGAGCTAGCCGTGCGGGGACAAGGGACCTACAGCCTTGCTCCCCCACACGCTGTACGTTCTGGATTAGGCGAGACCGCCCCAACCTTCGATGTCGTCCCAGCCTTCAATCGGTGGATCGTACGTCATGAGGCCCCTCCCAGCTCCGAACGTCAGGCTTCGCTCGGGTCATTCACAATCGGCAGATCCACAAGCGTTTGCCCGATCGGCTCGGGATACATGATGCGGCTATCGCCCGGCGGCCAACCAAGTCGGTCATGCTCGGCCTTGCACAGCGCGTAACCCACCTCATGGGCAACCGTCGCGTTGTCGAACTCGCCGTGAGTGGAGCAGCCGCCAATCAGACTGCCCAACTCGAACCGCGTGACGATGTAGCGCGTGACCGGGCGCACCCGGTATTCGATCTTGTGTTCCATGGCACCTATCGACCGCCGCAGCGGCCTTTCCGACGCTTGGCGGTCGGTCGCCCTAGAGCCGCACTATGCAGCTAAGCCCGTTGTGGGGGAGCCGGCCGAACCAGACCTGGGGGCTGTCGGGGTGTGTTGTTCTAGTGGCCGGCATTACTGAGCGCCAGAGCTTGCGAGGGCAGAGGCCGGCTGGCGCTATCGGGTTAGGCGGCTTGCGCGTTGCGCGAGCGCATGTAAGCGGCCCATTTCCGCTTCCAGTCGCGATCCGCCCGGATCTCTCGGTATTTGCGGTCGAAGTCCACGAGGGTGTTGATCGCTCGGACTAGCGCCAACTCCGCCTTGCGCAGCTCCTTGCCCCCCAAGCCACTGAGGGGCTTGCGCTGGGCGATGACGATGGAGAACGCCGCATAAGCGGCCATCCCGCATTCCTTCAGGATGAAGCCGTTGGCGTGAGTGACGTAATCCTCAACCTTGCGGTCTTGGAAGTCGCGGTACTCTAGAACAGCGTCTCGGGCGTCTACATGCAGCTCGTAGTGAGCCGCCAGGCGGTCGATCAGGTCGCCCTTCAGCCGGGCGTCAACCCTGCGCTCGTCAAGGAACTTGGCCCTGAGACGCGCAAGCACCTCTACCGCCTCGTCCTTGTGGACGTTGAACCATTCGCCGATCCGGCGATGTTCCCGGAGTTCTTCGTGGGCCGCGGCCTCGATCTTCTGGGCGAGGTCGAACGGAACCTTGAAAGTGTGGTGGACGGTGAGCGGGTCGGGACAGCCGGTCTGCAACTCAGCAAGGCGGCGCGGGACGCGCTCTGCAATGCCTATCTTCACCGGGTTCTCAGCGACCCCGATGACGTAGACCGACCTAGAACCCACCTCTCGGCTCATCCTAGAGAAAAAACTAGCTTGACCAGAGTGATTCGTCAAGCGGTTGCGTGCGGGTCATCACGCGGCCACACGATTTTGTGTCAACGGGGTTTCGTAGTGCTCCCGCAGGTGCTCCAGCGCGCCGACTACCAGATCCACCTGCTTCGGCTTCCGCGTCTCGCCCACCTGGCGCTCCACGATGCCCCGCCATTCCATGGGCCGGTCTTCCTCGACAGTGGCGATCAGCAGGCCCTCGATCACTCGCCGCTCAGCTACGCCGAGCTGGCGCATCGCTTCGGCCACCCTCCGCCCAGCATGGAGCATCCGATCGGTTACGAGCGCGCGCGAGTTGCCGATCTCCTCGTCCACCCTTTCCTTCACACCGTCAGGCTTGCCGTCGATCCCCTTCCACGCGGCCCAGTCAAGCGCCAGGCGGTGCGCGGCGTAGTATTGGTTCGTGGTGATGGTCCCGCGGCTCAGCAGGAGGTTGAAGCAATTGCTCCGATAGGCGCTGATCACGTGCCCCGCCCTGTCGGTCGTGACCGTGGCTCCCTGGGCGATCAGGCGGGCGATCTCCGCTTCACGCTCCCGGCGCTCGAAAGCCGCGCGAGTGGCTGCAGCCGGATCGTGGGGCTTCTTCTTAGCCATTGGTGTTCCGCTCCGTGTTGGAGAGGGCGGCTTCGATCATGGCGCGATAGATCGCTTCAGCTCGGTCCCGATCGAACGATGGGCCTGCGCCGGTCCACTTGGCCCAGGCCTCGAGCATCGCCGCGTTCGGCTGGCGCATGGCCTCGATAGCGCCGCGGGCGAAGACCTCCATTGGGATGTCCTCCCAACCCGCCAATTCGTTGCCCGGCTGCTCCAGCCACGCGGTGCCCGCCGCCGACATTGCGGTTGTCACTCGCTCGACCATCTCGCTCATGTCCGCTCCGTGGGTTGGGGTGGGGGTGGAAGAGGCATCCAGTGGGTCGGAAACCACTTCGTGCGGCTGCCGCCCTTGTACGGATAGCGCCACCCGGCCTGCAGCTCGTCCCAATAGAGGACCGTGACCGCCCCATCCTCATGCCCAAGGATGTTTTCGTCCTTCGGCGCGGTCTCGATCGGTTGCCATTCCATCAGGGTTGCTCCGGGGAGAGGGAGGGAGGATTAGGGTTCATCTAGTCCTGCGTTGCCTGCACTCGCTTCGCTCGGACTGATGGTCGGCTCTCCGCTGGACTTGAGCGCCGCAACCTCTTCAGAGTTTTCGTCTCGCCAGCGCGCCCAGCTCTCGTCAGTGAGCTTCCAATCGACCCACTCCTGGACGTCAGGCTTGGGGTCGAAGGGTTCGCGCCCTGCGACGCACCGCTCGCAGAGCTGCGGAAACTCGTCGCCTCGCTCTTCGAAGTGAAGGTGCTCGCCGCAGAAGAACAGGCCGCAGCCGTGGTCGCCGCCGTAAGGGTGGGAGCCACAGACGTAGGACAGACCCCGGTCGATCTCGTTGTTGCAGCCAGGATGATCGCAGACCGCCGGGACGCCATAGCCGATGTCCCGCCCGTACTTGCCCCAGCGGCTGTCGTGTCCAAGAGACCAACCCATCAGCCTCGCCCTCCAGCGGAGTGCTGACCCAGAGTCCGGCCACAGGCCGTGCCTCCGATCTCGTCAACGGATGAACCCTCTTCTTCCATTTCAGGACTCCTTATTGGGGGAGAGGGAGAGAGCTAGAGGCCGATCTTGGCGAGGATGGTGTGAGCGAGGGCGAGCTTCGGGTTGAAGAGCGCAACCCAGGCCCACGCGTCGGTCAGAGCGAGCGCCGCGCAAAGCCCGGCGATCAACACGCCGCAGGTCAGTAGGACGACGCCGAGTAGGCCGCCAACCGCGAGGGTGGCGTTGTCGTACCCCGGCTCGTAGCTCCAGGCTTTCTTGACGGGGACGACAAGCCTCAGGGCGGCTACGGCCGAGACTGCCGCTAGAACCGCCATGACCGCGCCCTGAGCGATCTGCCCGACCGCGTTGACCTGCACGACTTGCGCCGCGACATCGACGGCCTGCGGGCCGTGCTTCGTGACCAACTCGCCCAGCTTGGCGAGCGCTTGGTCTACGTTGAATTGGACATCTGCCATGAAGTTAATTTCCAGTGTTTCGCGTTGAAAGTAAAGGAAAAACGCGCTACGTTACTGGTGTTGAAGCGGCTTTCTCGCGCCTCTCGATTTCGCGTTGCACGTACCAAGCCGCTTTCCGTAAGTCCTCCATGGCGTCGTTCTTCAGATCGGCGCGCCAGATGTACTTGACCGCGTTGCCGAGATTGAAGCCCATGTGCTCGGTGACCTGGATACACTCAACCCCGCTTGGGTGGCTGGTGTAGTGCCTCGGGTGGTTTACGGGGTCCGTAGCGTCCCCGCCGGCCGGGTTGGGCTGAGGCCTAACGTAGAAGCAGTGAGGCGCGTGGGCCTGATAGCCGCGAGACCCGCAAATGCCGCAGATGGCGGCGCGATCCTCACCCATCACTTCACTCCCGAAGAGCCGAAGCCCCCTTCCCCCCTCACCGTCTCTGAAAGCTCTTCGACTTCAGAGACAGGAAGTCTCTCGACCTTGGCTAATACGAGCTGGGCGATGCGGTCGCCGTACACGACTTCGAATGCCTCATGACCGTGGTTGACGAGCAGGACGCCAAT